GTCGCCGGGGGTCGAACGATCATCATCACCTTGATGGACGATATATGGGTAGCATCTGGAGGCACATTCGATGCGGTGCGCCAGGATATCATCGACGGATTGGATTCGGCACAATCGGAAGTCACTGGCTGGAACGCCGAAGTTCGGGATAAGGAAGTCGTGGGGGCCGTGGTGCGCACGAGTGACACGGTGGTTACGATCACCCTGACCGCCCAGGCCGCTTACGACATTACAGCGAATGAAACGATCGTCGTCACGGTCCCTGCGAGTGCGCTAGATGCAACCGCGCTTCCGATTACGGCAATCCCCCCCTTCGCGGTCACCTTTACCGTACCGATCCCAGGTCCTGGCGATCCGGATCCGTTCGCGTCAATCGCTGGCAACGGGCTTGGAGGGATCTCCAGGAATCACACACCGCCTGGAGTCATCATCAGCAGATAGGAGTGAAGCATGGCGCAGACAGAACGCGACAATGTAGTGAACCGGACGAATCTCGCTGACAATACCGCGGGGAATATCAGCGAGACTGATATGCGGGATGCGCTGGCCTCGGCCATGGGGTATGGCGCAATGGCGTTGACGGTTGCCGGTGCGCCTGCTGTCCTGAGTAGTGTAGGCACGACCCTTCTGTTGATCAACGTCTTCGATCAAATTCAAGCGAAGTCGATAGATGTGAATACAAACGGCACGGATGTTGTGCTGAGTCCTGATTGGAAAATCACGTTTAATTCAAATGGCTTCTATCAGGTCAATTTCTATTGTTCGTTTTCGTCCGATCAGAACAACAGGTTGTATACATTCTCTGCGGTCAAGAATAATTCCCAAATCCAGCCCGAGGTTGATCAATTTCTCAGCACCGGAATTGATACTCAAGTCGTTGCGGGGATGGGGATTCTTGCGTTTGTTGCTGGTGACTTTATTGATGTGCGAGTCAAGGTAAGCACCGGAACTGCCAATTTGACTTTTCTTGCCGCCGGTTTTTCAGCACATCGGGTGGGCTAAATTAAAACAGGCCCTCCGAAGAGGACCTGTTTTCGTAGCACCCATTGGATAGGGAATATCTTAGGGAACTGATACTACTTTAACCAATTACCCTGACCAAGTTCAAGTTTTCTGCTTGACAGCCTCAGTATGCTCAAAATAGAGGCTGAATGAATCATCTGGCGAATAAAATAGAGTACCCTGCGCCGATTCCACCTGAGATCACGCAAACGCATAGATCTGTCAGCCAGCGAGAAGCTGCTCGCATCCTGGGGATCAGCGTAGGCACTCTCAGTAGGCTAATCAAACAAGGATATGTTCGTGCTTTCCACATTCCCCACAGGGTAATACCCAAGCTCATCCGTGTTCGTCTTGAAGAACTGAATCGGCTCATGACTGAAAACGATTGCACTTATGGACTCGTAGGTAGGAATCGCTCCGACTGGATCAATCCCCACACCGCACGGAAGATTCCGGTTTGCCTGGCAGCTCGCATCCTGGGAATGAATGCAACGGCTGTGAGTGAAGCGTGCCAGCGGGGAACACTGGATCTATCACCAGAAGGACTGCATAACTACATCCTTCACCGACGTGAGAAGGAACTGACCACAAAGATCCGACTGAAATATAGAGCGAAAATTTTGTTACTTCAAAAACAGGTGAAGTACACACAAAAGCAACTCCAGAAGTGTAGGAACAATGGCGAAAGCTAACCAAGCCCTGACCCTCGCGCCCAATTACGCAGACCTGAGCGCAGCCGAAAACACGCTGGCCGGGAAACGCTATCAACGCTACAGGAACGGGGAAACCATCGAGCAAATTGCCGTAGCCGATGAGGTCAAGGAGAAAACGGTAAGAGCCGATATTCTTGCCTACGAAAAGAAGTTTGAGACCCTGGTGCAAGCCGCAGTCATGCGGGAACGGCTCGACGGAGAGTTGGCTAACGAAAAACTCCGCAAGGCTATCCGCGACCAACTTCATGTCAAGGTCCTCAAGGCTCTTGAGCATATGGTGACGGGCAATAAGAAGTTCATTTTCTTTGACCAAGCAAAAGGGAAGGTCATCACCGCTACCGCGAAGGATTGGAATATGATGCTCGCGGCCGTAAAAGAATTTCAGAAGCTCGTTTCCCTGGAGCAGAAACCGGCCATGCCTACAACCGTCGTCAATGTGAATCAGACCAATGCCACCATAGTCGGTCAGGGCGAGGACTTCGAGGAACGGATTCGGAGACTCCGCAAAGAACAGGAAGAAAGTATTGCCGCGGCCAAGGTTGTCGATATTGAATCCAAAGCAGTCGAGGAAGAGGAAGAGGAAGAGAAAGGACCAGAATGGGACTTCTAGCTGCGCGAGCTTTCGTGTCCAGACACCGGATGTTGCAAGTTCTTCTCGGTGTGACTCTTACCACTTGGTACTCCTTTCAACCCAGAGAATGGTTGAGCACTATCTGGCAATCCGGGCTACCTAGAATTGCCTTTTGGTGCTTCCTGTGGGGAACTCTCCTGTATGGAGCGTGGCTGGCCCTGCCAGTGATCTTATCGACTGTAGCCGCGAACCTCTCTCAATTGCCGCCGATCCCCACGTCAGCCAGCTGGCTGTCGGAGTTGCGGGAGTAGGAGCTGGAATCTTTTTCATGGGAATAGCAGCCGTTCTCCATACCAGCTGGTATTTCATCACAATAGCTCGAACCCTTGACGCTCAACTCGCCAGGGAATTTGGAGTCACCCGCAAAGCGATAGATCAGTTTCACGGACGCCTAGTCCAGAGCGAGGGCAGCTTCACTCCGTTTGATGAGAAAACAGCAGCTATGCACGAGGAACTCGACAAGCTGAAAGCGGAGAGCCCGAGCATGTCGGATGATGAGTACAAAGATTTGAAAGAGAAAATCGAAACGATGGGCGTGGGAGCTGACGTTTAATGCCACACGTTGTTCAAAGGAAAGATAAGTACGTCGAAGGGATCATCGAGCATTTCGATGAGAAGCTCAAAGGCTTCGATGGGGATTCCCGTAGATGCTGGCAGAACCTCCTTCCAGACGAGAGTAGAACGCTAAACGGGGAATTGGGACGTATCTACGGAAACGACCCGGAGAGTGTCCGCTATTACCTTGAAAATTATCACGTCATTGCAACCAAGGGTGATGAGTTTGGCGCACCTAAGTTGATTACACTCTATCCCTTTTGGGAGAGTCAAGAGATCCTCTGGGAAGATGTTGTAGAATCCTGGGAAGCCAACATTCCCATCAAATGGATTCTCCTCAAAGCTCGTCAAATCGGTTGGTCAACGATGGTCCAGGCCATGATCTTCTACCGGACCATTTTCAACGAGCTGACGAATAGCCTGGTGATTGCCGACGAGCGGATCCGCTCCTCTCACATCTTCGATATGAGCCGCCTGGCCTACGATTGTCTGCCCTGGTGGTTGCGTCCCGAGATCCAGTACGAAGTGCATGGTGAGTTCATGCGGTTCGATCGGAAGGATAAGAGTCAGCGGTTGGAACGCCCAGGCCTTCGCTCTAACTTCTTTGTGGATGCGGCCAATAAACCGACTGGATCCAGTCGTGGCTTCACCCTGCAAAATGGACACCTGACAGAGATCAGCCTGTGGCGCGACCTGAAGATCCTCACTCGAGATCTGTTCCCCGCAGCTACCAAAGCGAACAGGCTGTCTGTCTGGGTCATGGAAGGAACTGCTGAGGGCATAGAAGATCCTTACCATCGTCTCTATCAACGCGCCGTGCAAGGAGCTTTGAGTTGGCGCCCGAAGTTCTGTCCCTGGTGGAAGCAGAAAGAATACAGCAAGCCGTTTCTCAATAGAGAGGAACGAGATGATTTTAAGGCTACCGAAGATGAGAAGGATCTAGTCCTGAAAATCCGAGAAGACTACGAAGTAGATCTGACCCGAGAACAGTTGCACTGGAGAAGGGAAACCGCTGCTGACTTTGAGGCTGTCGACCAGGACCCCGAAATGGTTGAGCAGGAGTATCCGTCCTTCCCGGAAGCAGCCTTTCGAGTCCAGGGAACAATCCCTTTCGAACAGAGGAAACTGCGACGGATCCAAAAGCGTTACATTCGCAAGCCGGTCTGGTTTGGAGATATCGAGCTGGTCACCCAGAAGAATGGGCAGAAAACACCTCAGTTGATTGAGTACGGGAATATGAATGACGCTCCTCTTTGGATTTGGGAATTTCCAAAGATGAACAAGGTCTATTACGGGGGAGCCGACCCGGGCCATGGCGTTCCAGGCAAGGATTACTCAGCTGCTTCGATGTGGAGAGTCACACAAACCCACTTACCGATCCCCCAGGTTGCTGAGTACAGGGGCCACAAAGGGGGAACTCCCTTTGCTCGACGAATAGCAGCCCTGGGTTATCTTTACAACACCTGTCAGTTCTCCGTCGAGTACAACATTCAAACGGTTCTGGAAAGTTTACTTCACCACTTGAAGTATCCTAACCTCTACCGTTGGCGGTGGGCAGATAAAACGAAAGGGCATCTCACCAACTACTTCGGATGGGTGACTCAGACGCGCAGCCGCAATGCTTTGATCGACAATTTCAAGACGATGATGGATGAAGATTTGCTCCACATTCGTTCCCAACGGCTGCTCAATGAGTGCTGGACCTTCATCGACTCAGGTGATAATCGCTACGAGGCCAGAGCAGGAACATTCGATGATACCCTCTTTGCAGGAATGATCGCTACCAAGTGTCTCGGGCAGGTCCATCCGGATCTGTTGGAAGAAAAACAAAGCGTAGTCATGCGGGATCCCCGCAAGGATTTTCACAACACGGATTACTCTCCCATTCATGATCGCTTCCCAGAGGAAGCGTACGGGAAAGAATCCCAATTCAATTTACTTTAGGAGGAAACATGGCAGAAGCGACAGGCAATGTGGCACAGGTCACCGACAAAGAGTCAAAAAAGAAGGCTCCCAAGGTCAAGACCAAGGCAGCGAAGCCCGAACCTGAGAAGGTCGAAGCAGCGGAAGCAGCTCCGGAACCGACAACCAACGGAGCAAACAAGATCGACGAGCTGGAGCCAGTCACCGAAGTTGCTAGTTCCACAACGGAGGAACCGCTCACCGGACAGCAGAAGATCTACAAGGATCGAGAGGATCTGACCGAGAAGATGCTGGGCGGTAAGGTTGAGGAGTCAACCCTAGCTCCACCAACGCAGTATATCGACGCTCCCATCTTCCCGGACGCCTATTGTCCCAGGTGTGGAATGAAGCTCTCAGGGAACTCCAAGACGGGATTTAAGCAGGCGTTTTACACGCACCCGTTTACCCCGGCAATCGCTCTTGGGAAGCCCTGTGAGTTGAAGGGAAAGAAACTGCGCGCGCCCACGGCGAGAATGGAAATAGTCGATTAGGGGTTGACGCTACACGCACAATTAAAGAGGAGGCATTATGCCAGGAGTAACCGTATCTGAAGTTCTTTGTCCAACATGCCGTTTCGGGGGCATACATGACAACCATCTCAAAAACCGCGAGGGCGTGTTTGGGACTTTCTGTGACGCAGGCCACATGTTTAACGATACCGGCGATATGCAGGATGCCATCAAGAAGGCCAACGCGAAATTCGGGAAGCCTGAACCAGTACAGGCGTCTGTACCCGCAAAGCCAGATCCAACTCCGGAGGAGAAGAAGGCAGCCGCAACGCGAGAATTTACGGCAGAGGTCCTGGTCGTGGATCAGGAGAACCGAGAGCGTATCCAGAAGATCCTGGGAGTGAACATCACAGGACCCGCTGATCTGTTCGGCGCAATCTTCTCGATGAAGGAGGAGCTGAAGATTGCTCAAAAGTCTGTTGCCCAGGAAGTTCCCGGGCAAGGCCCCGTAGCTCTCCGGAAGGATCAAATCGTGATCACGCTTCCCGAATGGTGCGCGGAATCGTTCAAGGACTTCGCGCAGGGTATGGGGATCGAAATTGAGGAATTTGCCAATCAGCAGTTCGAGGATTACCTGCGTGGCCTCTATGTAGACACGCAATCGCAGAAGGTAGGCTAATGCCCGTTTGGGATTTTCAGTGTTCAAAATGTGGACGTAAAGAACTCGACGTTCACAACCTGAAGTTCGACCCGGAACCGATCTGGCCGAGTTGCTGTGGGGAGCGTATGGAAATGCTGTTCAGTACAGCGGTCAACGCTCCTTTTGAACCATTCACAACGACCCACATTCATCCTGAAGGAAAACCGCTGACCGTTCGCACCCAGAAAGAGCTGAGCGTGCTTCAAAATACATTTGGGGTGCAGCAGGTCGCTGATCCCAACCTGATCTCCGAGGGAACCAAACCTCACAATCAACGATTCAGGCAAAAGGATACCTCCAACCGCAAGTATTTCGACGTGGGTAGAGGCCGATGACGCGACTTGTTCTTCACACCACAGCCCTGAAAATCACCAACAGCGGTGGGGGCCTGGTTGATCGCCGCGAAAAGGAAAAGGATTCAGTCACGGGCAAACTCATGAAGGTGATTCGGAGATACAAAGAAGAAGGCTCCGAGTACATGACCTTCATCTGCCCGAAATGTGAGCGTCGTCAAAAGAGATCGGCTTACGAAGTGATCTATCTTCGAGAAGATGGCGATGTTGTGTTCCATTGCAATCAGTATGGGTGTGACGCCGAAATAGAAGTGTCCAGACCGCCGACGAAGGCCGTAGAACCAGATCCAAGGTTGATAATGACCCCAGGCGAATACCGACAGGAACAAGCGAAGAAATCTCATGGCATGCCCTGGGAGCTGCTTCAGTACCAGCCAGGACTCGATCCAGTGAAGCAGGAGAAAAGGCTAAAGGACTATTGCCACACCGCCCATGAACAGGCTTGGCAATACATGTCGGCTTCTGAGGAAGTACGCCAGATAGATCAACACATCTCCTACCTGATGGGGAACCAATGGCCCACCAAGAGGCCCTCTTACAAGGCTGCACCAATCAACAACCGTCTACTGAGACAGCTTGAGGAAGTGACAGCCGTTCTGACCGACGTTCGACCCACCTTCGAAGTCCAGTCCCTCAATCCGATCTACCACGAACAAGCTGAAATTTACTCAAAGACCACAAAAGCGTGGTGGCTCATGCAGGACAATGACCTGAAGCTCGCCATGGCGACCATTCACGCCTATCTCAGTACCGGCTTCTTGAGAATTGTCTGGAACTCCAGCCTTATGGGTGGGGAAGGTGACTTTCAGCTGGTCCCACTTGGTATCGCTGAAGTGATGCCAATAGGACCAAGCTATGAATTGCAGGAGTGGGAAGGGGTTGTTTATAGAACGAGCCGATCGTTGTCCTTCTTCAAAAGACGGTTTCCCCTCACCGGATGGAAAGTAAAACCAAGCGTTGAGCACAGCAGTTACGCTCGTCCGTTCTCGCGGCCCAAGTATGTCGGCCAACATGCCTTTGAGCTTCTGTCTCCTCAGATGAAGCGAGTTATTGGTGGAGTTCCTCAGTATCTCCCAGGTGTCCTTCAACAATCCCCATACACAGAGTTTTGGATTAAAGATTATCAACTCAATACCAGCGATAACGCTGTGATCATGGGTCCGGTTGATACCAACTGGGCTTACCGAGTTGAACCTGGGAACCAGCTCTATCCTCGCGGACGGTTGATCATCACGGGCGGGGATGAGTTCGAAATTATGTACGACGGTCCCAATCCCTACTGGCACGGTCGTTACCCTTTCATTACAGTTCGACTCAAGCCGGTCCCGTGGCAATTTCATGGTATCAGCGAATTGCGTACCAAGATTCCGATGCAGGATATCGTCAACACGGTCCTGGCCGGGATCTTGGATATGATCAAGAAGGCGGTCAATCCTCCGCTCATCTTCCCGGACAACGCATTCAGTTACGCGGTCAAGGCGCAGATGGATCCCAATATGCCGAACGCCAAGATCGGATACAGCCCACAGTCACCCGCAGCACCGCAATATGCTCGAATCCCTGATCTTCCTAGCTTCGTACAGAACACTCTTTTGTACGCTCAACAGGAAATGGATGACGATTCGGGCCTACTCGATGTTGGGGGATTGGCCCGCAAGAAAATCACGCCAGCTGGAAACACCTTGGAGCAGCTCAGAGAAAACCAACAGACCATCATGAGGCTCCGGGGTCGTTACATGGAAGTGGCACTGAGGGAGATGGGAGAGCAGATGATCTCCAATTTCATGCAGTTCTATGACGTGCGCCGGCGAATGTTCCTTTTGGGTTCTGACGGAGTGACCTTCGAGGACGTTTTTGATTGGGATCCGGGAACAATGGTTCCCCATGGCATCAATCCTAGAGATCACAGAAAGCAGTTCGTCTTTCTGATGGCACAAGGAAGCACACTCAATGCCACCCGCGAGAAAGAAGCCCTAGTTGCTTTCGCTTTAGCCAAGGAAGGAAGGTACAGCACGCAAGCGTTGTTCCGGAAACTTGGAATGGAAAACGAATACAAGAGAGTCATGAAAGAGTTGGGCGAAGAAGAAGTAGCCATGATTCGCAGGATGACACTGAGTCAAATGCTCGCTCAACAGGCAGGGGGAGGAGCAGGCGGGCCCGGAGGAAAAGGCTCTCAAAATATCGGGAATTTGCTCCAACTAGCTTGACAAGCTATTTATGCTGAGAATAGGAGTATGGCTAAACAACCGCCCAAAGGAAAATTGCCAGTTGGCCCGAAATTCAAGAGGGTGATGGGCGAGTATGGCAAGAGAGCACTTCACCATGGCGGTAGTGGTGAAATTGTCAGGGACGTAAAAGTTGCTACCGCGATAGCTGCTTCCGAGCAGCGCAAAGCGACTCGGGGAAAGAAAACACGTCGCTCAACAGGGCGACACAACAGGAGGTAAAGTAATGGCACATAAAATGAAGAAAGGTGGATACGGAGGCGTAGGTGGAGGAGGACACGATCTCGTAGTTCCCGCCAGCTATCCCGGTCACGATCCAGGGACCTATGCACCGGGGATGGCTCCGGACGGGTTCACTTCTCCGGCCGTGTTCTGCCCCCACTCTCCGGAGCCAATTTCTGTGAACCAGAAACGCCCTGGTGGTGAGAGAGGTGGAGACTCCGGTAAGGGAATGGGCAAGGGCTACAGTGGCCACAACCCTTACTAGGGAGAACCAGTGGCTTACACCGATCTAGGCATACCGCCTCCACCGTCGATGGATGTGGCAGCGCAAATGCAGCCGGGGCCAGGTCAAACTCCCGGTCAGCAGTTGGGTGCGCAACCACCTCCAGCGCCAGGTCCAGCCCCGCCAGGAGCGCAGCAACCCCCAGGACTTCCTGGGGAAATTCCTGGAGAACCCAATCTGAATCTTATTACTTCGCTCACCGCGAAACTCGTCCAAATGAAACCGGGACTTGCTCCCGTAGCGGACAATCTGATCACGAAGCTGACGCAGAAGATATCGGAATCGGGAACTGCTGTACCGGCTACACCCATGGATGCTATGCCAGATTCAGGTGGTGCGATTCAAACAGCGGTTGCTCTGGAAGCGGAACTGGCGAAGGTGGACTTTCCAGAACTTCTCTCTGATATTCGCTTTTTTATCGCCACTATGAGAGAAGAGGTCAGTAGAGATCAGGCTGGTGGTGCTCCAGCTCAACAACCGCCGTTGGGTGCTA